CCTGGACTGTAGCCTCGGCTGCTTGTTTCGCCGCCTTAGTCGGCGCCGCTTTCTTTGCTGCTTTGGCAGCTTTTAGGTCTGCCCTTTGTTGCGCTGTCGCGCCAATTCCTGATATACTGTATAGTGCCATTTTTCTATCTGTTGCGTATGTATATGGTTTTTTGTAGTCAAATTCCCCAACTACTGGATCAATCCAAATTTCGTTATTAGTACCTGGGTTGACAACTACAAATACGTGCTGCGGCTGCTTATCAAATATCTTGTAACTAGCAAAACGATACGCGAACGGTATTCCTAAATTCTGCAAAACGCCACCAGCAAATAAGCTGTAGTGCTTGCAGTCTCCGTAACCTGTTGCTAGTATAGCCGCAGGACTTTTTACAGTCTGCTTACTCCCAGGCTCAATAACGTAGCGCACATTTTTTTTAAGAAAATTAAAAATTTTGCGAGCTGTTTCTCGTCTAGATCCTGTATTAAAAAAAGAACTGATTTTGCTGTAGTCGCCAGCATGCCTACGGTGTGCCTCAAGTATGGCGTCGATAATATCGCCAGTACTTTGATCAGCCGTTAGCATTTCTCTTTTATTCTCAAACGGCCCAAGCCTACCCATTAACGTAGCGGCATCCATTAGTTAGATCATTTTACTTTCACTAACCGGTACCACTATGCCATCAACATTAGCTGTACCAGTAAAACTGACGCTAGTCGATCCAAATGGCTGCTTTAATAATTCACGAACTGTTTCAAATACCCCTACAGCGCTCGGTCTTGCTTGCAACTTTAAAATACTTTCACTGTTAGCTGCTACTCGCTGATCACCAAAAGCAGAAACGTTAGCCACTGCTGATCCTTTAACGTTTACTGTTCCTGTAATTGACTTTATTACGATAGCCTGATTTGTTGGGTTTGATACCGCTAGATCAACATTAAATACTGGAGCAAATAAAGTACCACCTGGGCGCAAACTGCGAAAATTAAAAACTGCTTTTTGGCCAAATCGAAAACGCGATATAAAAAACAGCGCAGCTGCTCCGCCTATTAGTAATAAAATATTCCGCATTTTATGACTGCTGCGGCTTTTTGATCCTTGTCGTTTGTCTTTAGCTAAGTTATTACAAAATATTGATAAAAAAAATAATTTTGTAAATTTGTAGTTTTTACTTCAATCTAGACAGCGGCCATATAGAGCCGCTTAAGATTGAAGTAAAGTTACTAAAAAAAGTTGATATTTCGTATAAAAACAGGCTAAAAGTTATTAACACATTCACCTGTATTGACCTTCATTTAACAAAATAAGGTGTAAAAGCGTAAAAAAATAGCCTAGCGTAGAAACGCCAGGCTTTTCCTAAACCAACCCTGTCTGCTTATGTATTACAAATTTACATATTTTTTTGAAAATCGCGTATCAGCCATGTTCGGCACTCAAATTTTTTCGTTTCCTTGTCGTACCAGTTAATGTACCAAGCGCCCAAATCGAGGCAAAATTGGCCAAATTTAGTCCTATTGGCTATGTTCCGGTATTTTCTCGGTCTTTTCGTCCCTGGCTGAAAAAAAACTATCGCTGTCTCGTATTTTTTGTTCATTTTGTACTATTTTAGCAATGAATACAGGTGATTGCGGCAAGTTCCGTAGTCGTTTGTCTGGGCCGGTCGAGTTTACTCCCGGCCCTTTTTTTTACCTAAAAAGGCAGGTCATCGGTCTGATCTTCGCCTTGACTAGCCTGCGGTGTTAACGGCACCTGACCTTGAACCGATAGCGTATTTAGATCCTGCATTTGTTGCTCGCTAAATAAAATTCGCAAATAGTTCATGCCCGATTTGCTAGTATTGACCCATCCGCTCATTCTAAATTGCTTGCCATCGATCGAAGCAGTCCCGGTGTAGTCTGGCTGCGTTGGCTTATCCTTTTTTTGCTTAAAAAGGCTGCCGCTGTTGTTTTTTGTTTCCATAGTTTTAATTTGTTCAGATACCTCTGTCCCCAGGTTAAGCTTTTTATATCTTTCAGGTATAATCATTGGCACTGTATTGACCCAACTAATCGAATGATGCAATCTCTGATTAGTAGTTACCATCATTGACACCTTAACCGATGACGGCATCATCATAACCGTTGTAAACGATTTGCAGAATGTTCCGTATTGTAAATATGCGTCAGTCATACCACCGGCTGTTTTTTGAGTTGCCGCCTGTGTTAATTGCACTGACGTAAATGTAAAAAATAACCCACCTCTTGATCCTATCGTAACGTATGCGTTTACGTCTTCGTTTAATTGACCTAAAAATTGATATGGCCTATTAACGCTACAAAAAAATGAGTTCATTGCCTTGCGTTTTAATTTAGTGCCAGCGAACCCACCTATATGATCACCGCCTTGCGAAAAAGCTATTGACAAACAATTCGGAATGTTTTTCATAAATTCAATAAATGTATCAAAAACCCTGTTAATGTTTTTAATATATGGACCTCTCTCGTATCTAAATGAAAAACCTGTATAGTCGTCATCTAGCACTAAAAAATACTCTTTATTTAATTTTTTAGCTATATCAAAACAAGCGTTACGGGCATGTGTAGTCGTTCGACGGTTATCAAAATTATTGCCTTCGTCAACTAGATCCGCCATCGCCTTTTTATCAAATACAATTACTTTATGCTCGCCAAACTTTCTTTGATATTTATTTATTGTAGCATCTTCGTTATCTAGTATTAAATACCAGTCGCCGCTGTACGCGCACTTTTTTAACGAATTTAAAGTAAGTATTTTTTCTGGCCTGCCGTGTGTTATGATAAACACTACAAAATTATTCGCCATATTCCTCTAAATATTGTTTGCGTATGTCGTCAGATAATTTTACATAACCGTATTCGATGGCCTTTTCAAAATCTATTATGACAAGCGCGCTGCGTTCCATTAGCTGCTGCATTTCTTTTGAGGCATGTGCATAATAGTCGGCAATTTTTTCGTAATTAAATACCGTATGCCGCCTTGCCGCGTCTATTAAAAAATTTTTTTCGTCATAAGACAAATTACTTGCATCAATTTCTTTCATTAGCCGATGCGTTTTAGATTTGTCGCATAATTCTAATAAATAAGGCTGCTTATTTTTTGGCTCGTATATCGGTGCTCCTATCTTTGTTGTATATTTTTGATCATCTCCGGGTGCGAATTCCTTTCCGAATAAGTTAATTTGTTTCATTTTTTTGTTTTTTTATTAGGTATAGGCTGAATTGGCTCGATATACACTACCTGTTTCCATTGCCCGTTAAAATTGCTAATCGCTATTGGCTCAAAGTCCTCATCGCTACGAAGATATTTTGGCCGTAAAACAAATTGCCCGACGTCTCTATTTTTTTCAACTATCATAGTCGACTGGCTCCACCTGTCCGTGTTACTACCTAGATGACCAAGCGTTTCACCTTGTCCTTTGCCTAAGTGTAAAACGCCTATCAATAAAATATCGTATTGCTTTGTTATTCTTTTAAGCCAGTTTGTAACAAGCCTTGTTTCGCGTGGGTCGTTATAGTCTAAACACAGATCCAACATTCCGTCTACAAAAATACAGCTGCAGTCTTTATTTTCTATTAAATACTGTTCGATCATTGCTCTAATTTTGCTCGGCATATCTTCGCGTAAGCTATATGCGTCAAAAGTAGGTGGCAAGGACTTTTTTTCAGCTAGTGTAATTATTTTATCGACTTGCCGATAAAAGTCAAAGCTGCTCATTTCTGTATCAAAATATCCGATCCTGGGCCGGTCGTAAGGCAATTGTAGTTTCATTCCCCATATAGTTTGAAAAACAGGGATCATAGCAGATGCGGCAACGGCTCCGATATACGTCGACTTGCTTGCTTTAGGCAAGCCGCTAAATACAATATAACTTTGTAAACAGCCAACAGTTTTACCTTGTATCGTAAATATTGGTACCTGCTCGACAGGTTTGTTAGCTGGGTCATATCGCCTGCTTTGTAAAAGTTCCCGTATATCGTTTGCCATTATGTTACATATTCCAATAGCTAGATAGCCACAACATAAATAATAGTGTAATGAATAACCACGTTTTTGGGTTATTCAATAATTTGTAAAGTGCTTTCATTGGGTTTTTCATTTAATTGGTCTAGTAAATTTTTTGCAGTAATGATAGCAGCCTGGATAGGTGTAATTGCTTTGCCTTTGTCGGATAGTGGGTGTTTTTTTCCAAGATCCAAATACGTAGGCAGTAGCTGAATTGCAAAATACTCTAGCTTAGTCATTCCAGGGATCGGTGCTACAAACCTGCCTAAATTGTCCTGTGCTACTTGTGGCGGGAACGCCGGGTGATTGTGGTTTTCCATTTGTTTAGGTTTTTTTTGAAGTAATAAATAAAAAAAGATATTTCAATAGTAAGATAGGCCAGGCAAAATACTGGCAGGCATACTAGAATTAAAAAAAATAATTCCAGTAAAAATTTAGCCAATTTCATCGGGTATCGAATTGACGTTTACAATTACGCGCTGATAGTAGTCAATACTGTCTCCTATAAGTACACGCAGCTCCATAGCCAGGTTAAAAGGGATCAACGATTGATCTACAAGCGCCCTGCTACCGCAGTCGTAAGTAAACTCAATTTTAATCCTCGATTGATCTAAATTCCTGCCTAAAAACTGTAACGTACTAATTTTTTGCTGTAATTCGCGAATGTAAGCCTCGCGATCAGTTAAGATTGCCATAAGTTCTTAAATTAAGGTTAGTAAAGTCGTTTGTCAAAACAAATTTATAGCACTTTTTATGATATAAAAAAAAAAAAATCTACTCTGTAATTGAGTAGATTGTACAATTCGTTGAATTTAAAGTATTTATGACAAGAAAAGTTCCTTTTCTAGCTTTCTGCGTTTTACTAAACCAGGTAATTTAACACGTTTAGCATATACCCAACGATCAAATTGATTAGCAACTATACGCTTGTCGGTCTTGTTATTAAGCAATTTTAGCATTGTACTATCGGCAAAGGCAGTAGGTCCAACGTTGTATACAAAGCTAGTTAGCGCGTCTAATTGACGTGCATTTATTGTTACCTTAACCATCTTTTTTACACTTTCACGTACTTTTGCTGTATCTAGACGCAACCAGCGTAACGCAGTCGCTTTATCTATCTTATCGCCCAGCTTTATTTTTTTACCGGTATCGGGGTTGCGAGTAGTTCCATAACCGATTGTAGGTATGCCGACGGGATCTAAATACGCGTCAAGATATTCGCCTTCAAATTGTTTAATGATATTTTCCGCTTTCACTCTTTTAGATAATAAAAGTAACAACGCTAATGCGCCAATAACAATATATCTTTTACTCTTCAAAGTTCTGTTTTGTCGTAATCTTTAGCAACTGAAAGTCCAAGACCGGCGCCGATCGTAGTGATCCCGGTAACCAGGTCGCCTTTTAAAATGGCTGCCAGGCCGCCGATAATAGTAGCGAAGCCAAAAAATGTCGTTTTCCAGTTCTTAAATAGCTTTTTCATTTTTTACAAAGTTTATACCGTTATAGATTATTGTTGCCAGGCCCAGGGCCGCCATTATTGTACGGTCTTGACCTTTTAGTTTTGTCGCAGCATATAGCATAAAAGGGCCAATGTAGGCCACGTCTGCTAGTCGTATAAGCTGCGTTTTCATTAGTCCTTTATTAAATGCTCCAGCAAAATATCCAATTTAGTTTCCAGCCTAGTTAAACGCTGATCGTGATCGTCGTTTTTGCTAGCCTTATCCTCTAGCGCTTTTACGCGCTGGTTAAGTACAGCCCACGACGCGCCAGCACTAAAAATACTAGTTACTACTATTGCTATTATCTGTCCGTCCATTGTCTTGCTGCTTTTTAGTTTCCTCAGCGATTGCCGCGTTTGTTTCACGTAGCTTAGCCTGTAGCCATTCGATATTAGCTAATAGGTCGTAGGCTTGTGCCTTTAGTTCTTGTAGTTTGTCCATTTTTTAAGGTATCAAGGTTAAGTTTAATTGGCTACAAATATACTGGTATGCTGCTAAATTTATATCAGCGCTAGCACCCCAAGCGTCATAATCAGCCCCGCTAATACTTGTATTACCTTTTGTGATAATTTCATTATCATTTGAATTGGTTAAGTACCAATAAAAAGTTGCGTTATTTTGCAAATCATCATAGTTAATAATTGCAGTTATTGTATTTGCAACAACTTGTTTACCGTCTTGCCAGATTGTTACTGGCTGAATTGAATATCCCATTTTTTATTTATTTTTTATATTACGATTGCTAATTTGTAAAGTGTTCCGCCAATATCAAGTTCAATATACTGCGTAGCGTCTAGAGCTACTGCAGCTGCTACCCTACTACCAAATTTCCACGCGCCAGCTGTACCACCGTTTGGCGTTCCAGTTGTAATACTATCAGT